CAGCTTACAAACACAATAACGCTTGTAAAACGTAAGCTAAACCCAGACGTAAAAATAACAGGCGTGCTTATTACAAGATACAAGGCACGCACAAAGCTAAGCAAAGAAGTATATAGCAAGGCAAAAGAGCTTTACCCGCAAGCGATTTTTAAAACGCCTGTAAGGGACGCTGTAGACGTAGCAGAAGCGCCGACGGCTGGCACAGATATATTTCACTACAGCAAACGAAGCAACGGCGCAAAAGACTATTTAAGCGTCGTGGAAGAAATCATAAAGAGAGGTTAAGACAATGGCAAAGGAATTAAAAGGGCTGGACGTAATAAACAGCATGATAAACGACGAACCAGCAGAAGACACGAAGGAAACGAAGCAAAAGGAAAAAACGGTAACTTTTGCATTTAGGACAACACAGAAAATAGCGGACATGATAAGGAGCTATGCTTATTACGAAAATAAAAGCGTAAGGGCTGTAATGGAAGAGCTTATAACAGAGAAGCTAAGCGGGGTAGACCTTCCAAAGAGAAAAGACGAAGAGGAGAACTAACAACATGATTGTGTTTGACAATATGAAATATTACACAGTAAAAGAAGTAACGGAAACGCTTAAATGTTCAGACAGGACAGTAAGACGCTATGTTAAGGCTGGAACACTGGAAGGCAAGCTAATTGCACGCAAGCTATACGTTACGGAAGCGTCAATAAAGAACTATATAGAAGGCGGGAATAATACGGAAAAGTAGTTAAAGCCTAAGCATTATGCTAAGATTAAATCATAAAAAGAGCCGGTAACGTATGCAAGACGCTACCAGCTACCACAAATGACACATACATGTTATCTTGTGGGACTAAAAAAATCAAGATGGTAAACAGAGAGGTGCCACAAGTGACAACAGAAAAAATTTATAAATTCATTGTAGACACACACCCACAAATTAACGGCGATTTTAACCAGTGTGTAGATATTAAAGCCGTGTTTAGAACGGCGGGCAAGTATGTAAAGCCGAATAAGATTTTTTACAGCGACACAGACAAGCAAAAGGAAGAGCTACAGAAGTTTATTAACAGTCTGGACGCAAGCGGGCGGGCATACTGCCTTTATTATTCAGTGTATACATTTAACCCAGAAGCAAAGAAGACAATAACGAAGGACAACGCACAAAGTACACAAATGCTTTGCGCCGATCTTGACCATATCACAGAAGCCGACTTTGCGCCGATGCTGGAAAAGCTGAAAGAAAACGGGCTTGAACCGAACTACAGCATTTTTAGCGGGCATGGCTTCCAGTTAATTTACAAGCTGGACAAGCCCAGCACAGATAAAGACCTGTTAGCAGAGTTTACCGACGCTATGAAGGCAAACGGCTACCCCGTGGACGAAAAAATAAAAGATTGTGCCCGTGTAATGAGATTGCCTTATACAGTGAATAATAAAGACCCAGAAAACCCAGTAAACACATACGTTTATAGCACGCATGAAGGCGTATACAGCTTACAGGAGTTAAGAAACAAGCTAGGCATGAAGAAACAGGCACAGAAGGAAACGGCAAAGGAAGAAGAGCCGACGACAAAACAAACGCCGAAAGAAGACAAGAAAACAGAAGCACAGGCACAGGAAACACAGGACTTTACAGCTTACAACGACGCATTTTTACAGCAGACATATACATGTATAAGCATAGATAAGCTTCCAGACCCGATTAAAGCCGTTTTAATGGGCTTTAGAAACGGTTATACAGACAAGCAAATAAGGGGCATTGTGCTTTATTTACGTGATTATGAAGGCGTAGAGCTGGAAACGATCATAAGCACAGTACAGACGCTGGCAAGCATTAACACGTTTAATTATACTGGCGACGTTATACCAGACATTACACGAAAAGTTAAAGCCTTATTTTATCACTATGACTATAAGTTTAATTATGACGAACTAAAAGAGTTTGGAAGCATGAGCGGAAGAGTAATAGACCGCTCAGAGCTTAAATTACATAACAGCACGCTTAACGAAGATGTAAGCAACAAAGCTTTTTACGTTTATTTACGTCTTGTTATTGTTAGACATTACAAGCACAAAATAGCGTTTACGGCGGGAGAAATAGCAGAAGAATGTAATATAACCGTAAGGCGTGTAAGGGAAAGACTGGAAGAGCTTGTAAAAGCTGGCTTACTAGACAAGAAACGGGCAAACAAGAAGGAAGGCGGAAAGTACCTTTATACCGTTTCTAAGTTTGGAATAGACAAGGCTAAGGGATATACCAGAATAAACATAAGCGTATTATCAGACTTAATAAAAGCTGTAGACGATAAAATTATTAACGAAACTGTTATTAAGTTTCTTTTGTACATGAAGCGTATAACGCAAGGCATAGAAGGTATAGAAGTATCACAAGTAGAAATAGCAAAACAGCTTAATGTAAAACAGGAAGCCGTTTCTAAACTATGGGCTAAGGTAGAAAAGCTTAACAGCGGGCGGGCTTGCCCTTATATCACCCGTGAAAAAACATGGTTAGACAGCGACGCATTTACTTATTACTATGAAATATACTTCTAAAACATACGCAAGGAAGGCGGGCAATTACAGCCCGTCTTTTTTATTGCCTGTATATAGCCCGTTTCCAGCCGTTTTAAGGCACTATAAACCATTCAAGGCATTATTTACCGTATTACGCATTAAAGACCTGTAGAACGCCCAGAAACGCCCTACAGTGGCATATAAGAAGCGTGCCTATATTGCACACGAAATAAGCAACACAAAAGGGACGGTTTTTGATACCGGAAGCAAATTTAAGCGCTTCTTTTTTCATGGCTAAAAGGGACGGTTTTTCATATACCCCCAAAATTTAAAAAGGACGGTTTTTCATATGGGTGAAATGGCTTTATTACTGGCTTTTTGATGTAAAAAGGACGGTTTTTCATACTTACAAGTATTATCAGAGAAGAGAGAGAGAAGAAGAAGAGAGAGGAAGAGGGAAGTATTACTACCAGAAGAAGAAGAAAAGCACACGTGTTACCAGTTTTATTAAACTCCCGCAAAGTGGTTACAAAACTCAGAAGAAGTTAGGTACTCAGAAATAACAAACTCAGAAAAAAGTGGTTACGCTTAAAATATGTAAACATGTTCACTTGTTAAATAATGGTGATAATGCTATAATTAGCATGTAAACAAGTTTAACTATTAACATGTAAACAAAGGGGGCTAGTGCATGGGCTTTATTACAAACATAAAAAATATGTTTAAACCCAAGGGAAGAGCACTTGTTAAAGCTGAAATGCTTAACGGTAATACTTCCGGTGCCTTCACTAGCTGGAATTGTGGCGCATACGCTAACGATATTTACAGGGAAGGCGTGGACGCTATCGCAAGGAATGTAGGGAAGCTAAAGGGTGCGCATATTGTCAATTATGACGGCACACACAAGACAGTAACAGACGCAAGGTTAAACAGGTGCTTACAGGTTGCGCCTAACGCATATATGACGGCTTACGATCTGTTATATAAGCTTACGACGCATTATTACTTGTATAATAACTGTTTTGCGTTTCTGAATAGGAACGACAAAGGCGACGTAGTAAGCATTTACCCAATTACTTGTACACAGGCGGACTTCCTGGCAGATGATAACGAAACGCTGTATATACAGTTTCACTTCCGAAACGGTAAAGAGTTTACAGCCCGTTATAGTGATGTAATTCATCTTAGAAGGCACTTTAACAGCGACGAACTGTTAGGGGACAGCAACGAAGCCGTAATACCAGCTTTGGAACTTGCGCACGCTGAAAACGAAGGCATTATAAACGGCATTAAAAGCGGGGCACAGATTAGGGGTATTTTGAAATATACCCAGATTATGAGCGACGAAAAGTTAAAGGCAGACAAAGAAGCCTTTATAGCTGATTATCTGGACGTATCAAACAACGGCGGTATTGTAGCGACCGACAGCAAAGCGGACTATACGCCGATCAATAACAACCCTACCAGCATTAACGCCGACGAAACGAAGGAAACGAAGACCAAAATTTACAATTACTTAGGAATTACGGAAGCTATTGTAAATAGTTCATATACAGAAGACCAGTACGGGGCATTTTACGAAAGCGTAATAGAACCGCTGGCACTACAGTTAAGTCTTGAATTTACACGCAAGATTTTTAACGAGCGTGAAAGAGCATACGGAAACGAAATTGTTTTCGAAAGCGGACGGGTTATTTATTCAAACAACGCAACCCGCTTACAGATGATTAAAGAGCTAGTACCGTATGGACTTCTTACAGTCAACGAAGCAAGGGAAATTTTAAACCTTACACCCGTAGAAGACGGCGACAAGAGGTTACAGACGCTTAACGTTGTAGACGCAAGCAAGGCTAACGCTTACCAGCTGGAAGAAGACAAGGGGGCGGACGCATGAAAGAAGTACGTTTAGCAGAAGTTAGAGCGACAGAGCCGACGGCAGACGGCAACGACGCTTTAATTATAGTTGGTACGCCGATTGTATACGACACGCCAACGACTATTAACGACCCTACGGGAAGTTATACAGAGGTAATTAAAAGGGGTGCGCTGGACGGGGCAGACCTAACAGACAGCAGACTGTTAGTAAATCACGATCTTACACGCATACCGCTGGCACGAACGCCCAAAACAATGCAATTTAGCATTACTGAAAAGGGGCTGGAAATGCGGGCAGAATTACCGAACACAGAGGAAGCCAAAACAGCGTATACGGCAGTTAAGCGGGGCGACCTTACAGGTATGAGCTTTGCGTTTACCGTACCAGAAGGCGGGGACAGTTTCGACGCTAAAACAAACACCAGAACAATTACAAAAATTGCGAAGGTGTACGAAGTGTCACTTGTAAATTTTCCCGCATACCCAACGGCAAGCGCAGAAGCAAGAAGCGCAAGGGCGGAAGGCTTAAAGAAGCTGGAAGCACGAAACAAAGCAATTACGCTATGCAACATTATTTTAATGAAAGGGGTATAAACCATGTTTAAGAACGTAGCAGAAGCATTTAATTTTTATAACGGCAAGTCTGTAGCAGAGATTGAGAAGCGTGCACAGGAAGTAAAGGGCATGATTGAGACAGACCCAGACGTAGACATTAAAAGCCTTAACATTGAGCTTACAGGGCTTGCACAGGCAAAGGCAAACGCACAGGAGAAGGAAGCGGGCGCACAGGCAGACCCAGAAGCAAGAAGCTTTAACCCTGTTACGGGTGCAAGTTTCAAGGACGGCGCAAGCGTGGAAGCTGTAAAGGGCGACGTTTACGCAAGTGCAGAGTACCGCAACGCCTTTTATAAGTCTCTTATGGGCAAGGAGCTTAACGCTGTAGAGCGTGGCGCACTTAACAGAGCTTACGAGCTTGAGAAGAGAAGCGACGCATATACAACTTCTGGAAATACGCCGGTTATCATTCCGACCACAACCCTTAACGAAGTTGTGAAGAAAGCCCGCACTATGGGCGGACTTATGGCAGAAGTAAGAGCGTTTAACGTTCCTTCCAAGATTGCCGTACCAGTAGCAACGCCCGCAAGTAAAGCAATCTGGAATACAGAGGGTGCAGACGTAGCAACCGAACAGCCTTCTATTGCACAGGTTACTTTCGACGGAAACGAGATTATTAAAGTGTTCTCTATTTCCGCAAAAGTAAAGACTATGAGCATTGACGCATTTGAAAGCTATCTTACAGAAGAGCTTACTAATTGCGTTATGGAGTGTCTGGCGGACGGTATCGTAAACGGCACAGGTGCCGGACAGGGTACAGGACTTGAAAAGGGTATTACATGGAACGAAGGCACAAACCTTCTTACTACTACAGCCCTTACATTCCAGAACATTACTACAGTTATTTCCAAGCTGAAGCGTGGCTATAGCAAGGGCGCTAAGTTTGCTATGAACAATGCAACCCTTTATAACAGCGTTTACGGGCTTATGGACGGTAACAAGCGCCCTGTATTTGTACAGAACGCACAGGACGACAGCGTAGGCAAGATCTTAGGCTTTGAAGTCGTGGTAGATGATAACATTCCGGATAATGAAATTTTCTTTGGAAACTTCCAGTATTACGGCTACAACATGCCTAACGGCATTGCTGTAGAGTCTTCTACACAGTCTTCTTTCAAGTCTGGCAAGGTTGACTATAGAGGTATGGCTATTGCGGACTGCAAGCCGATTGTAGACGAAGCGTTTATTAAGCTGGCTATCAGTGCTGGCAATTAATTTAGAAAGGGGGCTTACACATGGCTTTAATTACAACCGAAGAAGCTAGAAACTGGCTAAGGCTGGACAACAGCGACAACGACGTAATTAACGGGCTTGTTACCAGTGCAGAAGAGTACATTACTCTTACTACTGGAATGAGTGCAGAAGCACAGGCGCAAAGCCCCTTAGCTAAAACAGCTTGTAAGTTTCTTTTATCGCTTTGGTACGATCCAGAACAGGCGGACAGCGACAAGCTACAGCGTAGTATAGACAACCTGTTAAAAGCTTTATCGTAACTATTTACTAAGGGGAGTGGTGCATTATGAAGGAATACGCCAAAGGGTTTTACAACTCTAA